GGACTTTGCAGAGTTTAACAAATATGTATGGGTTGCAAAGGCGTTACCGGCTGATATAGAATTAGTGTTTTTGTTTGCCAACCCCAACGCTCCGATGCCTGCCGCTAAGGTACGTAAGGATGGAACAAGACGTTCACACGGCGAGTGGGCTTCGGCAAATAACTTTAGGTGGTTTAGTGAAGATACTATACCGGACAACTGGATTAACATAAAGAAGAAAGAGGACTTTAAAGATGAGCATTAACGACGCAACGCCGCAAGACTGGGACAAGGTTGCACGAACTGGTGAGCCTACGTTTGAAGAGTACATGAAGCGGCTTGATTCAAAGTATGTTTACGACAGCACTGAAAACTACGGCACTGAAATTACTTCTGATGCCGGAGATTTTAAAGACTGTTGGAAGTTTGAGCTAGAGAACGACGAGTGGCGTGGTGATAAAGCTGACCCTGTAAATGCTCCAGTACATTACAACGCCGGAAGCATTGAGTGCATCGAAGCTATCGAAGAGTCCATGAGTGCTGACGCATTCCGAGGCTACCTCAAGGGTAACTGCATGAAGTATCTGTGGCGTTATAGCTACAAGGGCAAGAGCTTAGAGGATGTTCAGAAAGCTCAGTGGTACTTAAAGAAGCTAGTAGGAGCACTTGGCGGATGAAGTGGTGGAGGATATGGGCTAAGTCGCTAGGTGAGAAGGTTGGAGAAACAGACCACCAAGCGGATATGGTTGCAGGTATCCGCACCTTCTGGTGGGTTGTCCATATCTTCACATGCTTTATGATTATTGTAAGCAACGCAAAGAATTTAGGTTGGCTATGATGGAAGACAGAAAAGAAGAAAGGCGTGATAGGTTTGACCGCAAGAAAAAATTCAAAAAAGAAACGAGGTCTTCAAAAGCGAAGGCGCAACGAAAACAAACAAGAAGGAAAGAAGATGACAGGATATTTATGGGGACTGCTCTGGAGTATTGAGCTAAGATTTGGTGTTGGTCTGGACGTTGAGTCTGTTGAAAGCCGACCAGTATGGACAGTTAAGGACGGCGAGATTGACACGATGCCTTTCTCTGGTTTGGTTATACAGATTCCATTCTTTACTATTTCTATCGGCAATGTGTATCAAGAGGTAGACGTATAATGGAAATGTTTCTTCTCTTTACATTTTTAGTCGTCTGCTTAGGCTACGGCATTAACGAAACAATAAATCACTGGAGTGATAACGATGACAGCAAATAATATTTTAAGACTTAAAACAGCGGGGATGTTTTTAATCTCTCCAATCTATGTACCAGTAGTAGTTCTATGGGAACACAAAGAAGATGTCATAGGCTTCTACAAAGAATGCTGGCAAGTAGCTACCAACACACATGAAGAATTGGAGAAGTAAAGATGGACAAGTACCAACAGTTTATACACAAGTCACGATATGCACGATGGATTAAAGAAGAAGGGCGACGCGAGACTTGGGAAGAAACCGTACAGCGTTATGTAGATTTCTGGACAAACCGTGGTCAAATTGACCGGAAAGTGGCCGATAAATTATACAACGCTATACACAGCCTAGAGGTTATGCCGAGCATGAGATGCTTGATGACAGCCGGTGTAGCTTTGGACAAGGACAACGTAGCAGGTTTCAACTGTAGTTACCTAGCCATTGACTCGCCACGTAGCTTTGATGAGCTGATGTATGTGTTGATGTGTGGTACTGGTGTAGGGTTTAGTGTTGAACGTAATTTTATTACTAAGCTGCCTGTAATTGCAGAGTCATTCCATAAGACTGACACGACCATTGTGGTTGGCGACAGTAAGGTGGGCTGGGCATCAGCGTTCCGTGAGTTGATTGCAATGTTGTATGCCGGTAAGATTCCTAAGTGGGATATGTCAGGTGTCCGAGGTGCAGGTGAAAGACTAGAGACGTTTGGCGGTAGAGCTTCAGGGCCACAACCACTCGATGACTTGTTCCACTTCTGTGTCGATGTGTTCCGCAAAGCAGAGGGACGTAAGCTAACATCTATTGAGTGTCACGATGTAGTGTGTAAGGTTGCAGACATTGTAGTTGTAGGTGGTGTGAGACGTTCAGCACTTATTAGTCTATCAAATCTTTCAGACCAACGTATGGCTAAGGCTAAGTCAGGCGCATGGTGGGAGAACGACGGACACCGTAGACTGGCTAACAACAGCGTAGCGTACACAGAGAAGCCAGACTTCGAGGCTTTCCTTAATGAGATGCAGACATTGTACGAGTCTAAGTCAGGTGAACGTGGTTTGTTTAGTCGTGTAGCGGCACAGAAGATTGCGGCACGTAATGGTCGTCGAGACCCTGACCAAGACTTTGGTACTAACCCATGCTCTGAGATTATCCTGCGCTCCAATCAGTTCTGTAACCTTTCAGAGATTGTAGTACGAGAGGATGACACGGAAGAGACGTTGAAAGCTAAGGCAGAAGTAGCCGCCATCATTGGCACGTTACAAGCTACGCTTACTGACTTCAGATACTTGCGTAACATCTGGAAAAAGAACACAGAGGAAGAAGCTTTGTTGGGTGTAAGCATGACTGGCATCATGGACAACAAGCTGTTGAGCACTCCTAACAACCCAGAAACTGAAGCATTACTAGAAGGTGTACGAGATGTCGCTATTGCAACCAATAAGAAGTGGGCTAAGAAACTTGGCATTAATCAGTCTACTGCTGTTACGGCTGTCAAGCCTAGCGGTACTGTATCTCAGCTTGTCGATAGTGCTAGTGGCATCCATCCTCGGTTCTCTAAGCATTACATTCGCCGAGTACGTTCAGACAAGAAAGACCCGCTTGCAGTCTTCATGGCGGCAGCCGGATTTCCTGTAGAAGATGATGTGATGTCTGAGTCTTCATCGGTGTTTAGCTTTCCGGTTAAAGCACCAGAGACTAGTGTGACAGTCAGTGACGTAGGAGCAATGCACCAGTTAGAACTTTGGAAGATGTACCAGAATAGTTGGTGTGAGCATAAGCCAAGTATCACAGTATACTACACTGACAGCGAGTTCCTTCAAGTAGCTCAGTGGATATGGGATAACTTTGACTTGTGTAGTGGTATTAGTTTGTTGCCTGTAAGTGAACATACGTATCAACAAGCTCCTTATGAGGATGTTAGTCCTGAAGAGTACAAAGCATTGCTAGAGTCTATGCCCAAAGATATTAACTGGACTGACCTACAATACTTTGAACAAGAAGATAACACAACCGGCTCACAGGAGTTAGCGTGTACCGGCGGTGCTTGTGAAATAGTATAGGAGATATACATGAAAGCAAAGGAAGCTAATCTAATATCTTTTAAAGTCATTGTAACTTCTTCGGGGGCCATCCTAACGGAACTGGGTGGTCTCCCCGAAGATAAACTACATGAGCTTTTTAGCGGTAGAGAGTTATCGGTTGTGCGTACAATCATTAGAGAATCTAAATCTAGGCTTGAACCACTACACAACCACATTGAAAACGAACTAAATGTAATTAGCCAGACTGTAAGCTAACTCACCACTTGGATTTATCAGCCCAATATGCGGCAGACATTTTGCCTTTAGAAATGTTCTTTCCATGTCGGGCTTTAAAGCTTTTACGCTTTGCCTTCATCTTAGCCGACTCACCCGCCTTTGGTTTGCCTGCTGTCTTTGCACCTTGCTCCCCATAGCGAATTGTTTTGATTTTGTCGCCCTCTTTTGCCACAACCACATGGCTCTTCTTCGGGTGGTTAGGTGTTCGCTTCGGTTTATTATATCCGCTTACTCCTGCTCTAGCTAGTCGAGGGTCTTTTTTAGCACCCATTACTTAGTCACCTTCCCGCCTTTACTAAACGCCTTTTCCATTCTAGCAACATCCGGAAATCTGGCTGCTTGTCCTACGCCGCTGGGGCTTGTCAGTGCGCCCTTAACTCCTTTCCTAACTCCTTTAGCGACTGAACCCGCTACTTTTTTAGCGCCTTGAACTCCCTTCTTTGCTCTTTCACCAATAGTAGGCTTTTTAATTACAGGCTTAGGCTTAAAGTTTGCTTTGTTCACAGGCTCACCTGTAATTACAGTCCTAGAAAATTTATAAGAGGGCGGTTTGTTGGGCGGAACAGTTGTTCTAACTCTATCTGTATTTTTAAAAATTGTTTTATTGGGCATTGGTTTATTTCCTATAGGTTTTAGTTTTTTTTGTAAATGATGTTATTTTTTCTTTCTTTTTTTAATTACTTTTTTTTTGCCGGCAGCTACAGGGCCACCACGAGAAAACTTTTTATCAAGGTCTTGTACATTTTTGTAGCTAGTTGCGCCTGCTGCGGCCCCCGGTTTTGGGCTTGGTTTCGGCTTGGGCTTGGGCTTGGGCTTTCTAGAGCTATCAGTAAATACATACTGATTCTCTTCTTTATTTTTTCTAATTTGTTCTTTTTCTTCTTTGCTCGTAAAAGCATTCATTAGCAAGTTTGTCAACATTATTTATTACCTCTTTTTATTTTTGTGTAGTCCGTGTTTTGCGTGTTGCTTACCTTTCTTAGTAGCCTCACGCTTCTTTTTATTAGCTGCTGCTAGTTTCTTTTTACCTGCCGCTGTAGACTTGAGCTTTGCAATGGTCTTCTTGGGTGCATATACTTCACCAGTCTCTGAAGACTTCTTACCACTAGCTGTTGTCCATTTCTGCTTAGTCCATTTCTTTAAGGACTTCTGTGATTTTTTGAGTGCCATTACTTGTGAGCCTTTTGAATTTTAAAGTCTGCTGAAAGTGTTGCGCCTTTGTGCTTAACAAACTTTCCAGTGTGCTTCATAAGCTTTTGAGTGCCGTCTTTCTGCTTCATCCAATGATAACCTTTATGTGCTTTTACTTTCATTACTTGTATCCTCCGCCTTTAGCTTTGTACTCTTTTGCAAGCATCTGAGCTTTACGTGCAGACCATTGACCTGTCTTACCACCCTTAGTACCTGCTTTAATTCTGTTAAACAAATTCTTACGCATTGTAGGCTTAGTATAGTTGCCTGCTTTATTTACTGTTGATTTCTTTTTAGCTGCCATTATTTTCTAAGCTCCATAAGTTTACCTACTCCACGAATACCGAACGAACTGCTGATTGCAATAAACAACAGGTACTGATACCATTCAGGAAGAC